CAACATTAGCGGCAGGAGCATTCAAAATTTTAAGACTCGCACTAATTTCAACAGGAATTGGCGCATTGATTGCTGGTTTAGGAATGTTAATAGCAAATTTAGATAGTATAATAGGATTTTTTAGTGGAGCTACAAAAGCAAATGAAGGATATTCAGCTTCAATTAAAAAAAATACTGCGGCTTTAAATACACAAATAAAATCAAATGAAAAAGCAAGTACAGCATTAAAAACTAAAAATACACAAGAATACAAAATGGCTGAAGCGTCGGGGTTAAGCGCGAACGCTTTACATAAGTTAGCAATACGACACGCAAACGAAGAAATAGCATTAGAACGAGCAAGTAAAGCAACCGCTCACAACACGTATATAAAAGAAAAAAATACACTTGCTTATTACCGAAACGTAGGTGCAAGTGATGAAGTAATAAAAAAACAGGAAGCACTTACAACCGCTGCACGTGAAAATTCTATTAAAGAAGGAAAAGAATTAGCAGCTGCTATTGAAAATAAAGCGCAATTAATACGCGACAATGACGTTAGATTAATGAGTGAAAAAACAAAAAGCAGAGAAAAAGAAAGTAGTTCAAATAAAGAGCACCATGAGAAAAAAGTAAAAAATGAAAAAAAGGATGCAAAAGAATTAATTGATATAACTAAAAACATTGAAGACGAGAATATTCGTTTAATGGATGAAGGCCAGGCAAAAGAAGAAGCGGTTATTTTACTTGCATACAAACGAAAAAAAGAAGAACAAGACAAGCAATTAAAAGATAAAAGTTTAAAACAAGCAGACTACGACACTTTACAAAAATTAAACGCTGAAGGACAAGAAGCAGACTTATTAGCAATACAAGAAAAATATACTTTACAAGCTGAAGAAGCACGTAAAACAGCACAGGAAAAAAAAGATGCTGAATTTTTAAGACAAGAAAATTTATTAGCAGAATTAACCGATACTGCAGAACAAAAACTTTATGACAAATATAAATTTGAACAAGAAGCAGCTGCAGGAAACGACGAACTATTATTAGCATTAAAAAATAAATACAACAAGGACAAAGAAGCGTTAGACAAAGAAGCCGCCGACAAAGAGATTGCAACTGCGCAGGAAATAGCAGATAAAAAACAAAGTCTTGAAGAAAAGAAAATTGGAATGGCAATGGACGGACTTTCAATTATAAACGACTTGTTTCAAATGAATTTAGGGAAAAGCGAAAAAGATGCACGTAGAGCGTTTAAAGCACAAAAAGCGTTTAACCTTGCTTCTGCTTTAACAAATACTTATTTAGCGGTTACAGCGGCACTCGCAAATAAAAAAGAATTGTTTCCCGGTCAACGTTTTATTGAAGCAGGTTTAGCAGGTGCAGCAGGAGCAGTTAACGTTGCTAAAATAGCAAAGACGCAATTTGAAGGCGGTGCAACTTCAGCAAATGATGCAGGTACTGTTGCTACTGCTCCAACAATGTCAGCACCACAATTTAATGTAGTAGGTCAAAGCGGAGTTAATCAATTAGCAAGTTTAAACCAACAGCCCGTTCAAGCTTACGTAGTTTCTGGACAAGTAACTTCACAACAGGCACTTGATAGAAACAGGTTAGCAAACGCAACTTTAGGTGGTTAGAAAATACAACAAACAAACAATAATTTAATTAAATAAATATGAGAATAGTAGAACTTATTATTGACGAAAAAGACGAAGAAAGTGGAATTTCCGCAGTAAGCGTTGTTGAAAGTCCTGCAATCGAAAGTGATTTTTTAGCACTAAAAAAACACGAAATAGAATTAAAAGAAGTTGATGCTGAAAAGCGAATACTTATGGGAGCGGCGTTAATTCCTAACAAACAAATTTACCGTACAAACGAAAAAAAAGAGGAGTACTACATTTACTTTAGTGAAGCAACGGTAAGAAAAGCCAGCGAATTGTTTTTCATGAATAGCAACCAAAACAATGCTACGTTAGAACATAAAGATAAAATTGAAGGAATGTCAGTTGTTGAAAGCTGGATTATTGAAGGTGATCACGATAAGTCCATGAACTACGGTTTTAATTTACCGCAGGGAACTTGGATGATCTCAATGAAAGTAAACAACGACGAAATTTGGAATAAAGTTAAAGCGGGAGAAGTTAAAGGATTTTCTATTGAAGGTTACTTTGCGGATAAGTACGAAATGAGTTTACAAGATGAAGACGAAATTTTAATGCAAAAAATTAAAGAAATAATTTTAAATGGCGAAGCAAACTAACACAAAAATTCATCTTAAAAAACCAAAAGTTAAACGTCCTGGAGTACATTCAAAAACTCGAAATAGCAAATTAAAATCAAGTAAAAATTACGTTAAATCTTATACACGACAAGGCCGTTAAATATAAAAAACAAGTAAAACACGAAATGCGATTTAAGACGATTTTAATGCGATTTAACAAACTTTAACTTTGTATGAAGGAGTAATACGTTTTTTCCGTGATCTGCGTTCTTCGTACTGGGCGTGAGTTACAAAAGGGGTAAAAAAAAAATAAAATGAACGATAAAAAAACAAAAGACGCAGAAAAAAGCCGCACAAGTCCTAAAAATGGTAAGCGTGGTTGCCTATGCAAAGACGGTAAAACTTACAATGTAAAATGTTGTGACGGAACTTTAAAAGCGCAGGGGATAGGGTCAGTTTAATTTAAAAATACAACAAATAGTAAACAATTAAATTATAGATATATGAACACACTACAAAACATTTACAACAAGTTATCCGAAGAAAAAACGGAGTTAGCAAAACACGAAATTGAGTTAAACAAACTTGACGATATTTCGAAAGAATTTAAAATAGGATCGAATTTAAAAACAACGGCTGACTCAAAAATGAGACAGTGTGAACAACTTGCAAAAGACTCACAAAAAATTTACAAAGAAGCAAAATTTGAATTAAAAGAAATTGAATCACAAATAGCTTTTGTAACCAAACAAGCTGCTGATTTAGGATTGCAATTACCTAGTGGTTTTGGAGCATTAAACAATACGGTAGGAACAATGATTAGCGACATTGCAAAGTTAGAACCTGCGGTAACCAGAACAATTAATTTATTTCCATAAAAATTAAAAAAATACAAATATGAAAAAAAGCGTAATTAATCAAATTAAATCACTTTTAGGAATGGAAGTGAATTTAGAAACAATGAAGTTAGTAGACGGAATAACAATTTTTGAAGCAGAAGCTTTTGAAATGGATAATGAAGTTTTTATTGTAACTGAAGATGATCAAAAAATACCCGTACCAATCGGAGAATACGAATTGGAAGACGGCCGTATTTTAGTAGTAGAGGTTGAAGGAATGATTTTAGAAATAAAAGAAAAAGAAGAAGAAGTTGCACCAGAAGAAGAAGTAGTTGAAGAAGATGCTAAAACAGAAAAAGACGAAAAAATGACTGAAACGCAATCTGCTAAAAAGACAATTGAAAGCGTAGTTAAAGAAACGTTCTTTGCAGAAATAGAAAAATTAACACAAGAAAATATAGAGTTAAAAGCGAAATTAGAAAACCTATCTAAAGTTGAAGAAGTTACCAATGAAGTAACCGAACTTGCAGACGTTAAGCCAATTTCTTTTAACCCTGAAAACACGAACGAAGTAGAACACGTTCAATTTGGATCAAAGAGGCCACGTACAATCATGGACTCGATTATAGAAAAAATTAACAAATAATATTAACAATTTAAAAAATTTAAAAAATGCCAAATCCAGTAACATCCGGTACTACTTACGCAGGTCAATTTGCAGGTAAGTATATCGCAGCAGCTTTATTGTCTGCACCAACATTAGAAAACGGAGGAGTTACGATCCTTCCAAACGTTGCCTACAAGCAAGTAATACAAAGATTAGCAACAGGTGACATAGTCGCAAATGCTTCATGTGATTTCACAGCTTCTGGAACTGTAACACTTACAGAACGACTTTTAACAACAGAAGAATTTCAAGTAAACATTCAATTGTGTAAAGCAGATTTACAACAAACATGGCAAGTTGCAGAAATGGGATATTCTTCTTTTTCTAAACTTCCAAAGTCTTTTGAAGATTTTGTAATTGCTCACGTTTCAGCAAAAGTAGCTGCTAAAATTGAAACAACAATTTGGAATGGAACTAACGCAACAGCGGGTGAATTTGCAGGGTTTAGAACTTTATTATTAGCAGACGCAACAGTTGTTGACGTAACATCAACAACAATTACAGCAGCTAACGTAATTGAAGAAATGGGAAAAGTAGTTGACGCTATTCCTGCAACACTTTATGGAAATGAAGGTTTACGTTTATATGTTTCACAAGCAATAGCAAAATCTTACGTTCGCGCTCTTGGTGGTTTTGGAGCGAGTGGATTAGGAGCAGCAGGTACAAACACACAAGGAACGCAATGGTACACAAACGGATCACTTTCGTTTGACGGAATTCCAATCTTCATGGCTAACGGAATGAAATCTACAGACATGATTGCAACTACGGTTGATAACCTTTACTTTGGTTGTGGTTTATTAAACGACAAAAACGTTGTTAAAGTAATAGACATGGCTGACATTGACGGATCACAAAATGTACGTGTAGTTATGCGTTACAACGGAGCGGTTCAATTTGGAATTGGTTCAGACGTAGTTCTTTATTCTTCGGGAGTATAACATTAAATAAAAAGCGTAGGCAACTGCGCTTTATTTTATTCATAATTTAAAACCAAAAAATCATGCCAGCATGTTTATTAACAAATTCAAGACCAGAAAGCTGTAAAGAGTTTGTAGGCGGTATAAAGTCAATTTACTTTATTAACTATAGTGACAGTACACCACTAGTTCCAGCTTTCAGCGCTACTGTAGGCCAAGAAGATAGTATTGCTACAATTACAGGTGCAACAACACTTTTTAAATACGATTTAAAAGGTGCAAATTCTTTTGAGCAAACAATTACAAGTTCAAGAGAAAATGGAACTACTTTTGTTGATCAAACTTTAACTTTTACAATTAAAGGTTTAGACGCAACAGCTACAAAACAAATGAAGCTTCTTGCGTGGGGAAGACCACACGTAG